GCGCGTTCGTACAATACGACCAACGCGGGATACATGACCACGGCCACCTTCCCAATGCCGAAATCCGCCAGATTCTTATCGGTCGCGAATACGACCGTTGCGCCTGCGAGATGATAGCCAGCTACGGCATGGCCGTGGGCGCAAGCACCTTTGAGACGTGCGTATGGATCGGACGATTCATCGAAGTGGCACGAGTCGACGTGGAATTGATCTTTCGTAAAGATATCAAACTTTTTCTGTGCGGGACGATGCGAGCCAAGGATGCCAATATCAGGCAAGCCTTGCTCGACCTACTCGGCCCGCAGGGAACAAAAGCCCAGCCGGGGCCAACCTACGGCCTCAAATCCCACTCGTGGGCGGCACTCGCTGTGGCCGTATTCGCAGCACAACAAAAAGGAAAATAGAAAATGAAAATAACAAAAGGAAAACAACAACGCGCCCAGCGCGTCGTCATCTACGGAGTGGAGTCCGTAGGCAAATCAACCTTCGCGGCCAAGTTCCCACGTCCGTTGTTCCTCGACATCGAGGGCGGCACAAGCCACCTAGACGTGGATCGTTGCGAGATCGGAACGTGGAAGCAACTAACGGACGCATTGGCTGAAGCCAAGGCAACCGACTACAAGACCATCGTCATCGACTCGGCAGATTGGGCAGAACGCCTGTGCGTTGAAGACCTACTCGCAAGCACCAAGAAGACCAGCATCGAGGATTTCGGTTTCGGTAAAGGTTGGGTGATGATCGCGGAAAGAATGAGTCGGATGCTGTCATCCATCGACCAGCTAATTGATGCCGGCAAGAACGTGGTAATGATCGCGCACTCGAAAATAGTGCGCTTTGAAGCACCAGATGCGCTCGCCGCATACGACCGCTACGAGTTAAAGCTGAGCAAGCAAAGTTCGCCGCTCTTGAAAGAGTTCGCGGACGAGCTTTGGTTTTTACGATTCAAGACCAAGGTCTCAACAACGGACTCCGGCAAGGGGAAAGGTATCGGCGGCAAGGAGCGCATCTTGTTAACCACGCACAGCGCGGCATACGATGCGAAGACGCGAAGCGGACTCGCAGAGGAACTCCCGCTAGAGTGGGCATCGGTCGCGCATCTGTTCGAAGCCGTTGCAAGTAAACAGCCAGATCATATCGTTGAAGCCGACGAAATGGTCGGATGGCAAGCACGGCTCGCAGAGCACGAAGGCGCGGTAAATCAGTTTTTGATCGCTCGCGGCGTCCTAACATCCGAACAGACTTGGCGCGACTGCGCTCCAGAATACCTGCACCGAGTTGCGCTTCGGGTCGATCAGTTCGTAAACACGGCGGTAGAGTGGAGGAAGGCGAACTCGTGACAAATACTACCCATTATTTGTAACATCACTTATACCTTAAGAAATTGAAATAAAATGAGTAAAGAAATATCACCTTCAACGCTACCCAAACTCGCCGAATGCGCCTTATTTGAAGGCGCAAGCGGCACGAGCGCGGCAGCGGAGCGAGGCACAGCAGTTGACGTTGCGATCCGCAACTTGATATCGGCAGAACATGACGTTGCAATCGTAGGCGAAGATGCCGGAGCTATCACCTACGGCGTCGAGGAACTGACGCGCCTTGCAAAAGGTTCGTTTGTCGAGACTCGCGAAGAGTATCTTGCAATGGCAGTTCCTGGACTCTCGAAACTCGGCACGGCAGACGCAGTCTGCAAAGCCGAAAAGTGGGTCGCGGATATAAAAACGGGGCAATTACGCAATTACAGAGATCAACTTCAAGCCTACAGTCTGGCGTGTATGGAAGATAATTTCGAGACTAGCTGGACAGCGCACGTTGTATACGTCGATCAAAAGTTGATTCGCTCGTATGACTTTACATACGAAGAGGCCAAGCAAGGCACGCAGCGCACAATCGACCGCGCAACAAGCGCGGAGGCAAAGCCGACGCCTTGCGAGTATTGCAGCTGGTGCAAGCACTACAACAACTGCCACGCCATCGTTAGGCAGGCTGAGAGCGCCATCGCTCTCATTCCAGACGTAACCGGTAACAGCATTGATGCGATCCGTCAGCGAATACTCGCAACGGCGGAGACGATGGGAGCGTTTGCCAAGGAGTGGAAGCTCGCAGAAAAGGAGATCGCGGAGCCGGTGCTCGGTCACCTTAAAACAAGACTAGAAAACGGGGACGAAGTTCCCGGATGGAAGCTCACCAGCATGAGCGGAAGGAAATTTGTGGAGTGCGAAGCTATCGCTAAAGCGTCACAAGGTATCAGCAAGGAGACGCTAATACTCGCGATGGGCGGTAAGCTCTCAGAAAAGAGTTATATCGAGTTTTGCGCCAATAACGGCGTAGAGCCAGATACATCGGCAATACAAACCGGAGCGCATTCACTCCAACTTAGACAAACAAAAGTTAAATAATTTCATCGCCTTGCTGGAAATATCCGGCGGCAGGTGCAAAAGGGGGCAGCGCATCCTAAAAAACGCTGACCAACAAACAACAATAGAAAATACAAATATGCCAACATATAAAGCATCAGAACCAAAACAGGCCGCAATTTACTACGTCGAGCCTGGAACCTACGAAGTCGAAATCATTAAGGCCGTCGAGAAGACTTCGCAGGCAGGAAACCCTACCATCAAACTTGACGTTGCCGTCATCCTTGAAGGCGGCATCGAGGGGCCGAAAATGTGGGAACACTTAACCTTCACCCCAAAAGCAGCGTGGAAAGTTGACCAAGTGCTGTCCAGCATCGGTCGCGCCGTAGTGCCAGGCGAAGACGTCACGGTCGAAGCGGAAGACCTAATCGGAGAAAAAGGCGTTTGCCTTATCGGCGTAGAGCCAGGACAAACCAACCCAGATCACCAGTTCAACTGCGTTGAGCGGTGGTTGTTCGGAGACGAGAAAGCCAAGTGGCTTGGCAACCGTCGCAAGCCAGCGGCCAAGACTGACAAACACATTGTCGCTAAAAGCAACGGCTTCGTTGCTCAACCCCAAGACGAAACCGACGACATTCCGTTTTAAAAAATGAACGGATCTCTCTCTCTCCGGTTGGTCATCTGTATGAATGACTGCCCTATTGGGCTTAGGTTGGAACGGGGCGACCCGCTACCGGTCTACCAGCATACATACGACGACTCACCGGAGGGGAGAGCACTCGCAGAAACCCACTTAGAAAGAATCTCAGATTATGTTCGACGGCATCACAAAAGTAGTAAGCCTAGTAAGACGAGTTAAAGAACAGATGGCTGATCTTGAAGCTCTAGCAAACTTATTAAACAACCGCATTGAATACTTGAATAACGAAAATAATGAACTCCGAAAAGACAACCAACGACTCCGACAATTCTTGTCAGGTCAAGATGAGTAGAATGCAGAACTGGAAAGGGTATCCGCTCCGGTGCTGGCCGAACCACCAAGACGATTGCTACAGATGGGACTGGGAAATCCTTATCGACGGCACTTGGCTTGAGGTAGTAACTCAATCCACGCGGTGGATGGAGGACGAGGCCGAGGAGGTCTTGCAGCGTTATTTGACAAACAGAGTCAAGTAAATATATTCAAACTAGGCCGTGAAAAAGCCTTTCAATTCATGCAACACAAACACCAACAAAATCCATTTTCCCTTCGTGCGCGTCGTAGCCTTTGCATGGGCCAATTTTTCATCCGACAAGCACGAAGGGATTTTTTTACATTATGCAAACGGAACTTCCCGATCATGCTCTCGAAGAGTATGTCATTCGGGCCTTCAATTCATCGCGGAGACGCGGCGCAATCGATAGGCTCGACGTAGCTCAACAATTATTGCCTTACGGCGCCCACCCTGCTTATTGGCAGGCAGCAAAGAAGATTGCCGACCATGTGCTTGATCACATGGCGATGCAATCAAAACTCTATAAAGATGACCAAGGCTGGTGGTATTTAGTCGGAGGCATTCGATGAATATCGAAGAAGCCCGGCAACGATTGCCATTACCAGAACTCATGGTGAAACTAGGTTTGGGAGACTATGCCAAATCAAAATCCAAATCACCATTCCGAGATGAAAAGACGCCATCATTCGGTATCTACAATTTAGACGGTCGGTGGAGATGGAAAGACCACGGCACAGGCGAAGGTGGAGACGAGATCGATTTCCTAGCCAAGCTCGAAAACAAGAGCAACCATGACGCAATGCTGGCTTATGCTGAACTTGCAGGAATGCCGACCCAAAACAATCGGACAGAGCCTGCACGGTTCAAGATAAAGGCGAGCACTCCGACAGCATCCGACTGGAGCAAGTACAAAACAGCGGCAACAGATGAGTTCCTGCAAGCATTAGCAGGACAGAGGAGCCTATCTTTTAACATAATGAAGATTGCTCGCGACAATGACATCCTTGGCGCATCTGGAGATCAGCCGGCATTCAAATCTGGAGATGGCGCTCACGTCCGTTGCGATAACGGCGCATGGAGATTTGAGCCGAAGGGAACGCAAAATGTTCCACTTGTATTTGGTAATTCAAACTCAAAGAACGTCTACTTTTTTGAGTCTCAATGGGACTTGCTAGCCATTGCCGATAAGCTCGGTGATGATTGGAGTAGTGTTTTATGGGTAGCATCTCGCGGGGCAAGCAACGGGAAGTGCATATCAGAGTTTTCCCAAGACCGACAGGTCTATGCTTTCCCGCAAAATGACGAACCAAAAAAGGATGGAAAAATACCTTCTGAAATCTGGATGCAAGATGCTATTTCATCGTGCAAAACAATTCTTCGGGTCAGAACTCCATCAAATTTTAAGGACGCAAATGATTGGGTAGAAGCAAAAGACACAAACAAAAAAACAATCATTTCGGCAATTAAGAACGCTACCGATCCATCGATGGTGGGAGTTGAGATGCACTCATTTGAGGAGCTATTCCAATTCGTTCCCAAGGAGGACAACACAACCCTGCTGGGAGATCGGTGGGTATGCCAGGGCGGTCAGTTGCTCATCGTTGGGCAGTCCGGCGTAGGCAAATCATCGTTGACGGTGCAGGCATCGATGTTCTGGGCATTGGGGCTGCCGTTCTTTGGTATTAAGCCGAAGCGACAACTCAAAAGCCTATTCATCCAAGCCGAGAATGACACAGGCGACATGGCCGAGATCGTGCAAGGCGTCATGTCCTATGTCGTCGCAAATGCTGGAATGCCACAAGCGCAAGCAGTAAAATTGCTGACTGAAAACATTACATTTGCCCGCGTGACTTCTCAGACCGGTGCGGACTTCATCGACGTTGTCGGCAGGCTACTCGACAAGAAAGGTGATTGTGACTTGGTATTTGGCGATCCTCTCTTGAGCTATATCGGCGATGATATAAGCCAACAAAGCGTGGCAAGCGCATTTCTTCGCGGTCTATGCAACCCCATTGCATTTCAGCGTAAATTCGCATGGGTATGGAGTCACCATACAGGAAAACCACAAGGCGACTCGAAGAGCAGGGCGCATTGGAACACAAATGACTTCGCCTACGTTGGCCTTGGATCATCCGAACTCACGAACTGGGCAAGGGCGATATGCGTCCTTCAAACAACAAAGGAGGATGGCACATTCCGGCTCCTATTAGCCAAACGTGGCCGTCGCGCTGGCGTAGTCGATGAAATCGGCGATACGACCACCCAGATCGGTTTAAGGCACGGCCAAGTTGGTTTGTATTGGGAACCATGTGCTCTGCCAACAGAAGAAGAAGCATCCAAGGAGAAAGGGAAACCCGGAAGACCGAAAGCATTAAATGAAATCCAGACTCAAGAAGTTATTGCCTTCATCGCATCATTCCCAGAAGATGATCATTCCAAGTGGCAGAAATGCTTGGATAAATTCAAGCTGTCTTGTGGCAAAGAAACCATAAAAAATGTATGGAAAGACAAGCTCAAAACTGACACTACAAAAAATTAAAAAGAATTACAAAAAATGATATTTTTTTTACCCCATGAGATCCACAAAAAATTACCCACAAAAAACCCCCCTATAAGGGGGGGGTTATTTTTTTTGATGGGCAATTTATTATGTGGGACTCGGCGCCGCAAAAAAACAATTGTTTTTTGCAGCGCTTTGTCGATAGGGTGACGAAATAGAAAGAAAACAAAAATGAAAACACAAATACTAAACGGTGACTGCATTGAAATGATGAAGACGCTTCCAGCCCAATCCGTAAACTGCTGTGTAACTTCACCGCCTTACTTTGGACTTCGTGACTACGGAACTGCCTCATGGGAAGGAGGCGATCCGAATTGCGATCATAAAATTCCATCAAATGAACATGATCCAAAACGCGGGACATCTGACGCATCCACTTCACACACACTCCGATTCAATCGCACCCATTGCCATAAATGTGGCGCAACGCGAGTTGATAAACAGTTGGGCCTTGAGGAAACTCCAGATGCATTCGTGCAAAAAATGGTCGAAGTGTTCAGCGAAGTGAAGCGAGTTCTTCGTGATGATGGAACGCTTTGGCTAAACCTTGGGGATTCCTATGTAAGCAAGCCAACCGGATCGCTTGGCAATTTTACCGGAAGTCAACACGGGTTTGGAGGTGGTCATAGTCATCAGAAGGCGGCACTCCAAAGACCAGACAAATCAGGTTTCGGCATACCAGAAAAGAATCTTATCGGCATCCCGTGGCGCGTAGCCTTCGCCTTGCAAGCGGATGGCTGGTATCTGCGGCAGGACATCATCTGGCACAAGCCGAACCCGATGCCGGAATCTGTGCAGGATAGATGCACAAAGGCACACGAATATATTTTTCTGCTTTCCAAATCACCAAAGTATTACTTCAATAATGAAGCGATCAAAGAGCAAGCGATTAGCGGAAATAAAGATATAAGAAATAAAAGAACTGTATGGTCTGTAAATACAAAACCTTACGCTGGAGCGCACTTCGCCACCTTCCCTCCAGATTTGATTCGGCCATGTATTCTCGCTGGATGTCCGAAGGGTGGTGTTGTTCTTGACCCATTCGGAGGAAGCGGAACCACAGCCGCTGTAGCAATGGAGGAAGGTAGAGGAGCAATTCTTTGCGAACTGAATCCAGAATATATTCCGCTAATAAATAAAAGACTATCTGAAATACAACCGAAACTATTTTAGAAATGAAACAGCAGAATGAATTGACCACCTAACACTTTTGCAGGCGGCTTTACGTGGATGTTTGGACGCCTGCAAATACGCCACTGTTTTTCTTGGTGGGAGCGGCATATCGCGCCCTTTATTCAGAGACAAAAAACGAGAAACTATTTGCAAAAGAAAAAAACTATGGCACAAAAAGTATTCGATGCACGACCAACGCGACGCGGCGGAATACGACGAAGCTTCCTACACTCCAGACTTCTACAGTTTCGACGATCCGACGGCCGGTCACGCATTCCGCATGACGGCCTATCGCGAGGCATCGGAGAAACTTCTGGTCGTCTTAAACAAAACGATCAGCTTCTTGGCCGAACACGGCTACAGCCGGAGCAAGACGCTGTGGGGCGTGGCGTTCGCTTTAGGTCATCCGCTAACCGCGGGGATGTCCATGCTAGAAGCAGGGCGGGAGCTAGGCTGCACCAAACAGGCGATATCGAAAATAGCAATGGACTTCTTGGACACGACAGGCCTTCCGCCTAGCACATCACTCAAGAGCGAAGAGGCTCGCAATACATACCGCAAAACCAACACCAATAAATATGGAACAAAACGAAATCACGGCGCTAACGCTGCCGGTAATTGAAACAGAGATCCGCACCGCTTACGCTGAGGCTAACGCCCTAGCCGTAACGGCCAAAGGAAACGCCCGCGCTGCCGTGCTCCGCATGGCAGACTGTGGGCAGATGCTCATGGTCGCCAAAGACCACGTGCGCGGCAACCGCAACGAGTGGCTCGCATCGCTCGGCATCGATGCAGACAAGGCCGCCAAGGCCATTCATCTTGCACGCAACCGAGACCAGCTTGAGCTTGAGTTGTGGCCAGCCGACATGGCCAAACTCGGAGCGCAGATGCTCGGCATCCTTCCGCCTCCAGGGTCATCGGGGCGTGAAGAGAACGACCCAGAACGAACCACGGGCGCGTCGACTCATTGGCTGACGTATGCAGGCAAACTGCAACGCTCGTTCACGGACTTGTTCACGCGCAAGCCGGTGGAGCAATGGCGCGCGGACGAGAGAGAATCTTTGCGCGTTTCGCTCAAGCCAATCGTTGAGATTTACAATAAATTGATTTGACAATCCTAGCAGATAGGATATATGTTTAATGAAATGCCCACACTGCAATCAGCAAATCAACATCGGGAAAATCCTTGGCTCTTTAAAGTCGAAGAAGAAAGCAGAGTCATCAAAGATCAATGGAATGAAGGGGGGAAGGCCAAAGGCTACAACCCTACCAAATACAAAAAGCAATGCGCCAAATGCTTGATTGATTTTTCATGCGGAAGCTCGCAGCAAAAGTATTGCTGCCATGAATGCTATGCACAATCAAGGAATACATTAGGGTCAATGGTTCAATGTATGTCTTGCCTACAATCTTTGGGGTATGGAATAAAGACGATAGGAAAGGTTATGGCAATGAATTATAATTCTGTTCGCATTAAGATGATTCGATGTGGTGTATATAATCCTAGAGGATCAAATAAAACTGCTGGGAAAAGAGAGCTTCTTTCTTCTAGGACAAATGCCATAGATTTAATTAGCAGGGATTCTCAGGCCGACAGAAGGATTAGACGTGATACAGCAAGATTGAAGCGAGAGGTTCCACTTACTCCAATACAAAAAGCTAGGCATCTAATGAGGAGTCATGTTAAGAGGGTCATTGATCATCTTAAAATAAAGAGAGAGATGAGGACAGAGGATTATATTGGATGTTCATTTAATGACGCAATGATTAGATTGCAATCTCAGTTTAAGAACGGAATGAAATGGGATAATCATGGAACCAAGTGGACGATTGATCATGTTGTCCCATTGTCTGCATTTGATCTAACCAATCCTAATGACAGGAGAATGGCAAATCACATATCCAACCTTCGGCCAATGCTTCGTCTCGACAATATAAGAAAAGGATCAAAGGAACCTGTCAATCACCAGTTTGATTTAATATAATGTTTAAGAACTTTTGTAAAAAATTAGGAGGCTCCCGTAAGTTGCTGATTCATACGGGTCAATAAACT